GCTGTCTGGGTTGGGCACAGGTCTTTTAGTCAACACAACTGGCACGGGCGTTCCTACCACCTTGGCCTCAGTCAACGGCGAGTGCGCGCTGGGTTTTGCGGGGAGTTGGGTAGCTGGGGTATGCCCGAATAACATCGTCTTTCCTGTTGGACTTTTATTCGGGGCTGGGGCTACGTCGGCTCCTACGGTGGCAACGGCAGCGCAGATCCAAACGGCTGGACTGGACACGCGTCCAAGTATCATCACGACAACCGGCAAGACGGGCGTTCTTTTGGCTGGAAGCACGACGCAGGTATTCAATGTAGCCAGCGGAAACGCAGGCACGATCACCTTCCTCCATTTGACGATGGGTAATGTGGTCGGGGGAGACCTCCCTAATATTATCCAGAATAGTCAAATTGAAATCTCCTGCGACGGGCGCATGGTCGCGGTTCCGCTTGGCCTGTTCTTGATGTCTCAGGATTATCCCCAAGCTTTTAGCACGGGTCAGATCAGCGTGCCATTGTCCAATAGCTCGTTCTATGATTCATTCTCGTTCAATCGCCGCGTAAACATTAACTACTACAACGGCTGTACGATTGCACTAGCGAACGCGAGTCCTTTGGGCGACATTTCAATTTACTTTGATACGAGCTACCGTCCGGGTACTCCAGTCGGACCACCCTCCACAGGATATTGGAATGCTTATCCGACCTACTTCCCATCGCTTGCCGCGAACACTGGGGCTTATAACGCACAGCAAGTGGCACTACTCCCCGCAATCACCTCATCTGGCGGGGGGCAACTTGAATCCATCGCGCAATGGGTAAATTCAAGCGTGAATTTCACTACGATAGAGGCCACCCCCACCGTGACAGCGGACTCGATTCTGGCGGCTACAGCGAATGGCGGCGAGGACTTCTTTGGGTGCGGATTCTATTGTGGAGATGGAACAAACGCTTTCCATACCGACAAGTGGGGCATTCTTTGGGCGGTTCAAGGACTTACGAGTACAACTGCGGGGTTAGCCAATCCCTTGGGCACTTATGACTCGCTGGGCTATAGGTTCTTTACATCCACTCCCCAAGACAATCTGATCTTCAACAGCACACTTCAGGTGAACACGGCTAACGGAGATTCTGCGGTGAGTCCAGGTACGGTCAATCTTGCGGGGCTCGTGACATATTTTACAGCAACTCCAACGGCCAGCGTTGCATTCAGTCCAATACCGGCGACCTATACCGCCTCGCAAACAGTGACATTGACAGCCTACCCATCCTCCGGGGCTACCGTTTGCTACACAACAAACGGCGCTACTCCCGTGGTGAGTGGAGTCGGAACCTGTTCTACGGGAACCGTCTACACAACTCCAATCACGGTTAGTAGTACTGAAACTCTTTTGGCGGCGGCGCAGGCGGCTGGATATAACAACAGTTTGGCGTTAGGTGGAATCTACACGATTGAATCGCTCTATCTGAATACGCGATTCACCGAAGCTTCTTCTGGCACCAATCTCGCCGGAACCATCCCGACCGTTTGCACCGCTGGTTCTGGATGCACATGGACGAACGCGGGTGGGACCGACTTCACCTATCAGACTGGAGGAGGGGTATCGGTTAGCGGACCGACGACAAATCCAGACCTAATCAATACTGGCCAAACCAATGAGGTCATTCGCTTCACCCTAAATGCATGTGCTGGGACGGGATCGGTCTATTGCGGGTTTTATCTTCGGTACACGAACGTCAACAACTACATTGCCATCAATTCGTATTCGGGTGCGAACGGGATAAACATCTACGACGGGGTTTCTGGGACTTTCACGCTGAAAGGAACTATCCCAGTAAGCGCCGCGAGCCCCAACACGGGTAGCTATACGGTGACGCTGAATGGAACGAGTGCGAAGGTTACGGGTCCGAGCGGTGCGTCCGTTTCCTTCACCACGGCAAACACGACCGGGACAACCTTTGGGTTTCTCGCGGCCACTGGCGCAACATCAATGAAGATAACGGCTCTATCGGCGGCAAGCCAATGATTGATCTTTGGATTATTTTTCCCATCGCTATGTTCTGCTGTGTGGTCGGCTGGTTCGTGCGCAAAGAGGATCGTAAATGAAAACCCTCCTCTTACTCGCGCTCCTACTCTGCTCCCCTCTAGCCTTCGCCTCGCCCGTCTGCATGTACCAGGATGTGCAATCGGGTCCCGCAAGCGGCGGTGAGGGCGGTGGTGGAACTTACGTGGACGTATTCGGCGTAGGCTTCGGCTCAACCCTTGGGAGCATAACGGGTACGGTCAACGGTACGGCGATCACCAACTTCATCTATCTTGGCGCTGATCCAACGGGCAATCGTCAGAAGATAGGGTTTCAGGTACCCAGCGGGGCGACCGGCTCGGGAAGCATCATCCTCAATTTCCCTGGCGGATCATGCTCAAACATGGTCTTTGCCGTCACGACGGGCCACAGCATTTATTACATCGGCTCGGGCATCGACAACGTTACAACTGGATCATTCACCTGCGCGAACCTGAAGAACGGAACCGCTGGTGACGGCAGCGGCGGAAGCGGCACCTACGCAAGCCCTTGGACGCTCGGGAACGTAGCAGCCGTAACCCTCAACGGTGGGTCTGGGAACTATGGGCCTGCGGCCAACGCTCGCACCCCGCAAATGTATTATTCCTGCATCTCGCAAGGCGATACCCTCATATTCCTCAACGGCGCGAGCTACCCCTACGGCGGCCCGAGCGACTATGCGGGATTGGCATTCAACAACGGATTCACCACAGCGAACGTGTATACGTCTGTGGGCGCGCGACCGGGAGCTATTGTAAGCATCGGAGGGGACGGATATTCGTCCTTCGGCATACGCGATTACTCCGACCAATACATGCAGGTTTTCGGACTCACGCTCGATGGAACATCGACGTCTGCGAACGCCGGAGGGGGTCTGACGTTTGGGGAGACCGCTTCTGGACCTCAAATGCGCGCAGTCGGCAACACAGTGCATTGCAACGGGTGCTATGGATCAAGCGGTGCCTTGGCTGGCGGATTCGAAGGCGACATCAACACCGCCCTTGAGATCCTGGGGAACTATATCCCGAACGCGAGTTGCACCGCGCCGGGAGGGCTGTCAAACAAGCAATATCACGCCCTCTATACCTATGGAAATGGACAAGAGATTGGCTGGAACAAGATTGCGAATGTCTGCACCTATAACGGGATACAGGTGAATCTCGCATCAGACTCTAGCCTCGGATTTGGTGGCCTCAGCATCCACGACAACGATATTGAAGGGGCGAACGGAGCCGGGATCAACCTTGCCACGCTCGACCCAACGCAGGGCGCGATCAACGTTTACAACAACATCATTCACCACGTCGGGATTCAGGCCGCTTCGGACTCGGACGGAAACCACGCCTGCATCGCCTCACCGGGCGAGGCTCCATCGGCAGGCTCCGGCACAGTGAACATCTACAACAACACGATGTGGGACTGCTCTTCTGACTTGAACGCGAACAATGTCAACAACGCGAGCGCGATCCTTTATTTCTACGAGACTGGGCAGACTGGGCTCACGCTAAACCTGGTCAACAACATCATCGCGGCACCAGCGTACACCAATACCGGAACGCAGAATGTTTACCTCTCGAATACGGGAGTCTCAGGCCCCGCACTAGCGGGCAACAACAACCTCTTCTATAGCGCCTCGACGCCGGGAAGCACATCGCCAGCCTCTAGTCTAACTTCGCAGGCAATTCCAACCAATCCAGACTTCTCGAACACCACAACACAGGGTCCTTGGACGAATCTTGAGTTGCAAAGCGGATCACCCGCAATCGGTGCAGGGACTTCCAGCCTCGCCTCTACGCTGGACTTTGTAGGCGTCACGCGGCCTAACCCGCCAGCAATCGGTGCGCTTGAACCAGGTGTGGCACCGCCAACATTTCTCGGAGTTCAATTTTCATCTGGAGTAGCCTTGTCATCAGGCACGTCCGTACACTAAGGAGAACCATGAAAACGAAGTTATCGCTACTCGCCGCTTTACTTGTCCTCTGCCTGCCAGCCTCGGCCCAAACCAAACATGCCATGCTGGGTGTCGCCTTCGGGCAAACGAGCGGAGCGCCTTCCGCCACCCTCACATGGACAGCCTCGGCTACCCCTGGTTCAACTGTGACGGTCTACCGCTGCGTTGGAACGTCCTGTACAGCGTTTACCCAGATTGCGACAGGCATAGCGGCTGGCGGCCCGTATGTAGACACCACGGTCACAGCAGGGGCATATTCCTATTACGTGACGGCAACCGTGAACGGTGTGGCGTCTGGCCCCTCGAACACGGCGACTGGCACGCTCTCTCCTCTGCCTCCCACCGGCTTGTCCGTCGCCACCGCCAATTAGCTGGTGGGAGAAGCTCTTGGATTGGCTGTTTGGATGGTTGAAGGACTTGTTCTGAGGCCTCCTCGGGGGTGTAGTGGAGAATCTAACCAGAGGTGGGGGCAGTGGAATCTAGTTTGCGAGAAGAGGTACAAGCGATGATTGGCGCAAAGATGCTAGAACTGCATGGACAGAACCTCGAGCGGTTCGGCAGGATCGAAGAGCGCATAATTGGCATCGATGGCAACGGCACTGGGCGCGAGGGTGCACTCCAGCGCCAGGACAAGGTGCTCAAAGCCATCGATGCCAAAGTTGACCAGCTCGGGGATAACGTCGCAACCCTCGTAACGGCCACCACCACTGTCCGTAGGGATAAGGTCTGGGGCGTGGTGAAGTGGCTGCTCGGCGGTATCGGTGGTTTGGGCATGCTAATTCTCGGTCACTATCTGGGAGCAAAGTGAGCTTTACCAAAGCCCAAATCGCTGCGGTATGCATGGAGTTTGGTCCTAAGGTTGAGCCGCTTCCGGATGGCGTCGACGGCGCACAACTGCTTTGGGCGCTATCCGGCAATGAATCCAGTTTTGGCCTAAATGTGACTCCTCGGCATGAGCCAGCCTATGACTTTGGTGGATCTTACGCGGGGTCTGGAAATATGCCCACACTCTTGGAGGAATACGGTCATGCCGCAGCGTGCAGCTATGGGCCATGGCAGGTAATGCTGACTAATGCTGCGACGTTCGCGCCTGACGACTTCACCGACCTAGAAACGGCGTGCCAGGCCAGCGTTAGTGCCCTCAACAGCCTTCTGCGGCGGTTCAAGCCTGGTTCACTCGTGCAGATCGGGCAGTGCTGGAATCATGGAGAACCAACGTCGACGCCTAACGCAGGGGTTCTGGCGTATACCGTCGAATTGCAGCAGAACTACAATATTCAAATGCCGGAGGAATCATGAGCGATACCCAAACCTACATCCTTACCGACCCAACGGCGCTAGCTGCGAAGATCGAGGCTGCGGGCGGTCCTCAACTCGATCCCACCAAGCCCACGGGCACGGCAGAGGCAGACGGCGTAACCATTGGCTGGACGATTGCAGCTGGCAAGATCACCGTTACTCTGCTCCGTAAGCCTTGGTTGCTGGGTGACGGCGTTATTTGGGGCCATGTAAACAGACTCCTAGGAGACCCGTTATGAACAAGTTGAACGTATTTTGGCAGAAGATTCCACCGCCCGTAAAGCAGTGGCTGAAAGGCCTAGAGGTCGCTGTGGTGACCGGCTGCATCTCAGCTATCGTGGCCGCGCCCTTCGCCGACTTTGGCACCAAGGCGGGCATCACCAAGTTTGCGCTAACAATCGTCGCAACAGCTGGCGGGTGCGTGCGCTTATACTTGGCTCAGTCGCCTATCCAGGCCGTCCTCAAAGAATCTGTAGAGGTCAAGCAGGAAACTCCGGCCGGGACCACAACGGTCTCCGCGGAGAAAATCTCTCAATAAGGAGCCTCACCCAATGAAGCGCTACTTGCCCTCCGTCGTAATCGCTATCCTTTGCTCAACCCTCGCATTCAATACGATTGGCTGCAGCGGCCAACAGACCGCCGCCGAGCTAATCGCAACCGTTGGAACCGCTGTCGCCGCTCTGGAAACCCTTGAGGGCAACACCGCTAATGTCGCCAAGATTCAGGCGGACACCCAGGCTGCCGAGACCGCCATCGCCAACTGGAAGACGGGCACACCCGCGCAGGATGTTCTGCAGGTGCTGTCGATTCTTCAGTCGGACCTCAGCCTGTTGCCCATCGGCGCGCAGGACCAAGCCCTAATCCAGCTTGCCCTTGGAACGGTGGAGCAGATCATCATGCTGTTTCCGACCTCGACTCCAGCAGTTTCCGCAGTGCGTCAAGTGCATCTGACGGTAACCGTCCACAACAAGGGTGATTTCCGTAAGCAGTGGAATTCGATCATCGCGGCAAACCCCGCATTGGCCGGCGCTGCAATCAAGTAGATGGCCGATCTAATTTGTCGGTTCATCAAGACGAAAGACCCCATCGCCGACGGTATCGCCTGGTGGACAAACTCAGAGTGGGACCATTTTGAGTTTGGGACGCCAGATGAGACCTGGCTGGGAGCTCGGGCGGAAGGTGGGGTGCAGGAACGTTTCGCGACGTACTGCACCCCCATCCGCGAGCGACGGTATGCTCGCACTGTGACCGACGAGCAGCTCTCCCTGATTATGTCCAGGGCGCGGGCGAAGGTGGGCACCAAATACGACTTCATGGACATCGCCGGCCTGTTGCTGCACAATCGGTGGCTAAGCCTCCAGCCCACAGACAAAGAGATTTGCAGCATGTACGGGACCGAGATGCTGCTGAGCATCTACCAAGCCAGGGATCTCCTCAACGTCCTCCCCAACTTCACGCCGCTCATCACCCCTGAGATGCTGCACCTTAGTCCTCTGTGGGTAGAGAGTGACCTTTGCAAGTGCATCTATTCGCTAGGAGTCTGACCCATGAGCCACATTCTCAATGTCCGCAAGGATACTTTTGATCCTCGCGACCACGTAGTAGCCCCCAACGCTCCCGCGTCTCCGCTGATCATCAGCTACCGCTCGCAGGTGCCATACATCAAGGATCAGGGACAATTGGGCAGCTGCACGGCCCACGCCGCAACGGAACACTTTGAGCGGGCCGTCCGCCAGATGAAGTCTCAGGTACCCCTAAGCTATGCCCGAGCCACCATCCGCCTCTCTCCCCTCTTCCAGTACGCCCAGGAGCGCATCGCCGAAGGAACCTTTGCGGAGGACGCCGGCGCAGACTCCCGCACCATCTTTACCGTGCTGAGCTCGGTTGGGTGCTGTCTTGAGTCCTCAGATCCCTATGCCTCCACTAATCTGCTAAAGATGCCCACCGCAGCACAAGTGGCAGAGGCGGCCAATTTCAAGTTTCAGGCCTACCATCGCATCATGGACGTCGCCACCGCAAAGACGGTCCTGCAATCGAACTACACCTTTACTGTGGGAACCCCACTCTTCCAGCAATTCCAGAGCGACCAGGCCGCGGAGGACGGATTGATTGCCATGCCATCGGGTTCCTCGATCGGCGGCCACGAAATGCATGTTATAGGCTGCGATGATACAAAGCAGGTTCTCGGGCAAGTTGGGGCATTTGAGTGTCAGAATTCATGGGCGGACACGTGGGGAGATAAGGGATTTGCGTGGATCCCCTACGCGTACTTTGAAGCGCTGCAAGATCAATGGGATTTTTGGCTCGGACACTATGGCCGTCAATGGCAGGCTCAGTAGGCGTTCCCGAACTCGCCCTGCACCGGGGTACCCTCGACCTCACCCCACCGCATGTATGCTCCGTTGAATTTCACTTGGCAGGTTCCGGTATCGCCTTCTCTCTGCTTGGCGATGATAATTTCGTCTGGTTCCTGGCTCTTGCGATCAAAGTAGATTGGCCGATGAAGGAACTGGACCATGTCGGCATCCTCTTCGATATCTCCTGAGTCTTTGAGGCTGTCCATGTGGGGGCGTGCGTCGCCTTTGCCATCGTGCCGGCGAAGTTGGCAGAGCAGCACTACCGCAATGTCTATCTCCTGTGCGGTCTGCTTTAGGCTGTCAGTCTGCTCTCCGATGATTTCGTGCTTGGGCATCCCCTTGCGGTAAACGTCGGTACTCTTCAACTTTGATAGCTGGTCGATAAAGGCTATGTCAAGACCTCCCCGGCGCTTCATGGAGCTGCACATGGCCCGGATGCGTGTGCAGGTCATCCTGGTGGAGTCGGTGATGTACAGCGGAGCGTCCATAATGCGAGACTGGGCGTCTTGCATCCCATGGCGCTGTTCGCGGGTAAGCGTGCCACCTTGGATATCTCGATAAGGCACGCTGGCGACGTTTGAAAGCATGCGGCGAATAAAGTCGTTCTTGTCCTGCTCGAGAGTAAAGATCGCCGTTGGACGCTTCAGCACTACTGCTGAATGATAGGCGTCGCAGATCATTCGAGCGGTTTTGCCCATGGAGGGTCTGGCCGCGAGGATACTCAACGCCTTGGGCTGGTAGCCCATAGTCATCTTGTCGAATTCCGTAATGCCCGTGTGGATGCCCTGCACGGTCGCCATGCGCTCGTACATCTCATCGATGCTTCCGTAGGCGAAGAATACCTTGGAGACGTGCTCGAGCTCTTGGGTGACCCCTTCCGCGAGTAGGTTCTGCATTTGCTCGGCGATGGCGGGGATTATGGTCTCGGCGCTCTCTTCGTCTGCCGCGGCGACCATGCCGTCATTGAAGACGTTGGAGAGGCGCCGGCCCACACTCTTGGCCTTTACGATCTTCACATAGCTGTCGACGTTTGGTTTTGCGGGGATGCCCTCGGTGAGCATTGCTAAGTATGCGGGCCCGCCCACAGCATCAAGCTCTTTACGTTTCCCCAGCGTGTCCATCACCGTAACCAGGTCAACAGACTGATTATTGGCCAGCATGTCCCGCATGGCACGGTAGATGCGCTGATGGCTATCTAGAAGGAAGTCCTCGGGAGCTAGGGTGGCAACGGCGTCCTTGACGGACGCCGCGTCCTGCATCATGCTCCCCAATACTGCTATTTCAACGTGGGACATGGTGCCTTTCTACATCTTGAGCAGGTTCTTCTTCGCTCTACCTACATCGGCAGGCTTGTCTGGATCTGGGACGTGAATCTCAGCGGCAAGATCCTCGGGGCTGACGGCTTCGACCTCCCCACCTTTGCCGAAGAATGTTGTGGCATTCTGCATGGACTCTTCAGCGCTGAGGGTTGGCACATCGTCGACCAGCGGAAGCTCCGCCTGGCGCTCGGCTTCGGTAAGCGGGCGTACCTTGGCAACTTCGCCATTGTCGACGCGCCGGTAGGTCAATTCATTCGGGTTGGGCACGTCGTACTCAATGGCGCACTCGACGTTGCGCATCTCGAACTGGTTAGCGAGGTTGCGGGAGAGCTGGCCAATAGCCTGCTCTACGCTCGCTCGGCGTTCTTTGAATTGAGACTTTACGACAGCTTCCTCAGCGTCGATGTCCTCTTGGCGGTTATAGGCGGCCGCGAGTTCATCACCCATCTTCAGGCGTTCCTCGTGGGTAAAGTTGTGGCGGAGATATAGAGTTTCTTTGGTGAGTCGCTTTGCCATGCTTGCCTTTCTGGTGCTGGATTACCACTCATCTTCGAGCGGGAGTTCGGGCTCTGCTACTTCTGTCTGCACCAACTTCTTAGGTGCAAACCGAATCTTGTTGGTGACGCCGTGCGTGCGTAAACAGGCGTGCATGTAGGATCGGTCTCGTGGATCCTTCCACTCCTCTAAAGCCTGCATCAATGCGATGAAGAAATTATAGTTCAGAGAACCCTTGAGTCGATTGCAATCTTCACAAACTGCTCGAAGATTATCCAAGTCGTGCGAGCCGCCATGTGTAACGGGTACAACGTGGTCCCATACATAATTTGCGAGGGTGATCATGAACGCTGGGCGGCCAATGGCGCGGCAGTAAGGGCATGGGATAACGCCGGGACCAACCTGCTCAAGCGCGCGCTCCCATAGGTCCGCAGACGTAAAGGAAAGCTTCTCAATGCCAGGAACGCGAACCATACCCTTGCGCTTGCCTGACTTCCAGAGCTTTGTTTTGGCACGGCGCAAGATGTCATATCTTGCCTTCGTACACTTATCGCGCAAAGCTTGTTCATTCATCAACATCACTGGGTCCTCGCAAACTCACCATGCATAGATATGGCAGCTTTGGCATATGCGGTGCTGGCGTGCTCCGGAGAGTCATAAAGTCCTATGTGGATAGCGCGATTTTTACATCCGATACTGGCTCTCCATTTTCCGCTGGCCTTATGAAAATTGACTCCCTTGAAGCCGCTCTTGTTCCTCTTTGATATTTTGCTATTCGCTAGATTTCCCGCAACAGTAGAAGATCGAAGATTAGCTCTCCTGTTATCTAAAGAATATTCAGCGTTCTTATGGTCGGCAATTTCCCAGTTGAGACCACGCGTTATGCGCTGGTGCAGATATTCGGTGAATTTGCAACCACTGGTCAAATTTCTTACTGCGTAGTAGTTTCTACCCTTCAGTGTTGCGTACCACTGGTACGGCTGAATTGCAGATAGGTCTTCTAAATCGATCAACGCATATTTCCCTTGGGTCAAAGGGATATAAGCGATGGAAGGACCGATAGGGACAATGGGAACTCGTTTCGGGGTAAACTGATTGGGCATCGGTGGTTCCTCCAGAACCTTTGCGTCGGTAGGCGTTACAAGCGCGTATCGCGACGATGCTTAGATTCTACTCTCATCCATCAACATCACGAGCCTCCAAGAAACTCTCCTGCTCTTCTGGTGCAACGCCATCTAGCCGAGGATTTTGGCAATCTCTGTGCATCACTAGGGACCCTACAACGTGCCACCTGTGCCCTTTGCGTATCTTTCCATGGCACTGAGCGCAGAGCATCCCCGATGCATGAGGTAGTCTCTGCCCGCACTCGCTACAGTAGCTAGCCATTACTCCCGCTCTTTCTGAGTGTCCACCATCTCCCGATACGATGCCACCACGGCCAATTCCTCCCGCGTCAATGCCGGCACGCGGATAAACTCATCATCCGAGCGCAACGCCCTGGCTAAGTCCTCCAGCGCTTTGACTTGCTCTGGGAGGGTCACAGTGTCTCCTTGGGCTGCGGAGGGTCCACGCTGATTCCGTTCTCCTCCAGAAGTCTCAGCCTGCGCGTGGCCTCGGTCTTGAAGATTTTGGCGTCCTCCCACGCGGCTTTTACCTCGGCCTCCAACTCCCTTACGCGGCCCTCTAGCGCCGAGACTTTCTTTTGCAGAATAAGAATCCCGCATGTGTCGCAGTGATAGTTCCCATCTGGCGAAGAAAATTCGGTCCCGCAATCTACGCATGTCTCAGGGGCTGGGGCTTGGGATGCCGCAGGAGCCTCCTTGGGTTCGTCGTCGGGGATAAAGAATTTCTGATGCTTCTCCCACGGCGCCCCAACGCACCAACGCCATCCTTCATGCATTGCTTTGAATTGGCCGCAGTTTCTGCATCCTGGCTGGGTGGGTAATTCGGCTGGCTGCTGTGGCTTATTCATGGTTGGCCTCTACGTTCAACTTCGGGCTACAGTCTGGGTGTTCTAGCGCCCACTTCATCATGCGAATTGTCCCATTTCTATCTGCCAGTTGGCCCTCTAGGTAGTCCATGTAGGATTGGCACGCATCATTGAAAGACTCTTGCCGGATAAAATGTCTTCCATCGGGCCGCTTAGGGGCAGGAGCTTGGGATGCCACAGGAGCCGCCCTATATCCAGCATCATGTAATGCTTTCACCGCTCCAGACGCGGCAATCATCTCGCCAGGATTCTCAAGGTTGAACTTGAGCGGCTTCGGCTCCTCGCTCCCTGCTGCTGTTGGGGCTGCCTTCCAGTTCTTACACTCGGGAGTTTTCTTGTGCGGCCCTTCGAGTCTGTAATCGCACTCTCCAAGAATCTCCTGCGGCTCTGAGAGGCTAGCATCATCTTTTTGGAGCTTGGAATAAGCCGCCTCAATGGCACCCTCTCTCGTTGGCTCCCCGGCAGCTAAGAGCGTGTCTTCGGTCATCGCTATGTGGCTCCATGCTGACCAACGCTCATGGTAGCGCCCCGTTGTAATTACATTGAATTGCAGGAACACTTTACGCAACCGCGCTTCCATCTCTTCTACGCTCAATTCGCTCTGGTTCTCTTTGTTACTCATGGCTGCTCCGTTTCATTCTTTCTTCATCTCGCTTGATTGTTTCCGTGTAATCTGTCAGCCGCCCGCCCGGATAGAGGTGGTAAAACTTATCGTCCACCCAGCCGTACATATCTCGGTTTGCAGTGACGACTTGCGTGAGGAACTCATCTAAAGAGGCGAACCGTCCGGCCCTCTTTGAAGCCTCCAACCTAAATTCACTCATGACTCAGTCCTCTTTCTGGATGGGGTGGGGCTCAAACTCTTACTTCCGGCAGGTTATTCCCTAGATCGCCAATGGTTCCGGGAACGTAAAGCCCCTTGTCAATAATGGCCGCGAGGATTGCTGCTACGTGGCTACCAGTCGCCCCACAATAGCCGCCGTATTCAGTGGGGACATTGATGTCCCACGTTTTGATTTCCGCCCAAATCGCGTTGAACATTGGGTCGTATTTCATCCACGGCGGGACGTCAGATATGTAGTTGTATGAGGCCGGTTCCATCTTGTTTAGGCGTCTTATCTCTTCGGAGGCGTCACGCGCTTTCAATCTTCTCTCGTCAGATTCGGTCATCATCTCTCTCCTTCTGGTGCTGGGGTAAGGGGCTACTCAGGGCTTGCTACTGGTGAGGCGTTGGATTTGAACGCCCATTTATGTCCTCCGGTAGCTTTGTCGATGGCTCGGTTAACTCTTTGGGCAATTGCTTTCCCCTCTTCCGACCCTTGCCAACCATTTATGAACGGCTGGAGTTCGATTAATGCTTCCAGCATGTCAAACGCAGACCCTCGAACGCGATATATTCTTTGTTTTAGTTCCGTGGGCTGCTCTTTATTTGTTGATCCGCACTGCTCAGCCGCGCTAACGTCGAATTGTTTTACTGAGTCCGAATAAATTAATTGTTTCATCTCAATCCTCTCCTTTTCTGGTTATACTGCCTTCCATATCAACAAACAGCATCCAAAAGGAGGCCTCTCGTTGGGGCCTATTCCTTTCTTTCCCACATTAACAAAGCGTGGTCTTCCGGGAAGAAATTCGGCGCAGAATCCCTCGTTCTGATCACGAAATGGTTCCACCATGGACTGCCACCAGCGCTGCTCTGTTCTATTGGCAGGAAGTAGCATAACGATCAACTCACAGTTGGTGGATTGGCTCCAAGCCCTCTCGACCCATGCGGGTATATTGCTATAGGGAGGGTTGCACCACACACGGCCATACCAGGAATACTCGAGGCCGCTGCACTCCCTAGTAAAGAAATCTGCAACCTTGTAGTTTTCGTGGGATGACGCAACATCCAAGCTGAACCCCCCGAACCGTTTCGACAATTTGTCGAATAAAGCTGGGTCAGTGCCTCGGTCGTCGATGTGATCTTTGGCCCCAGTCTTTCTAACTTGCTGGGGATGATTATTCGATTTGTAGCCAATCAAGCTCATCTTCTCTCCTCCCAAGGGCGAACGCCCCTAATGCTTAGTTGTTGGTTCAGCGCGCTTCCATATCCGAATCTTCTATCCAGTCATCCGAACCATCTATGACACAATCACAATCTCCACACTCGGGGCACCCTCCGCATATTCGACACGGCGGACAACTCATATCCCAATCGTGACCACAATCCTCATACTCCTCGTCATCCAGATCGTCGCTCATAATCCTCTTTCCCTCTAGTGCTGTGATGGCAATACATTGCGAAGCGCCGACTACTGCATCATTGTCCAAGGCTGGAGACGTACTTGGCCGGCGCCTGCATATTCAATGAACCCAGCAGACTTCATGCCGCTCAATGTGTTATTGAAATAGCCTCCACGTGCTTCTACCGCACCAGATAGTTCCTCTCGACTGAGAGAGTCTGGATAGTCCTTTACCAGCCTATGCATGATGCGTTCTGGTAAGCCGGTTCCAGCTTGGCGCACTACAGCCTGAAAGAAGTCTTTTGCATTTGCGGGGCGTTCGCAGCGTGGGGCGCGTGCCGTACCGTCTGAAGTGAGTGCAACCATGCCCGATGATCGGTACTCAACCAAACCTTCAGTCTTCATCTTAGAAAGAGTGTTGTTGAAGAACCCACCCCGAGCCTCTGCCCATGCACTTAGGACGTTGCGCGGAACCTCATGGCGGCCGATGGCGGCAAACTCAGCAAGGGAGCGCAGGATGCGGTTGGGGAGAGCGCCTTCCTTGCCTAGCGGCGCATTGGAGGGTGCTGGAGCCTCGTATCTTGGCGTCTGAGAGATTGTGCGAGCGATGGCAGCTGAAGGGGCTACAGGGATATGCCGAATCGTCGGCAGCACCACATCCTGCCCAGCGCGCGCATTGGCAATGCACGTATCCATGTCATCAAGGAAACGCAGGAACTTCTCAGCGCGGGTCTCTGCGACCGCAACGCGTTGCTCTAATTCGTCGACCCGGGCGGCCTTTTCCTCGAGTTCCTGTACGTGCTTCATCAATTCCATGTCGGGTTTGCCTCCCTTGGCAACTTCCTTTTCTAGTTCGGCGATACGCTTTTTTAGGAACTCCGGAGACTCCTCGCGTGTGCGTTGAACACTGGCGGCAATCTCCTGCCCCAACTTCTCAATGTCTACCTTCGCCATCACCTTAGGCTCAATCCGGCGCTCCCCAGGCTTAGGGGTGGCGCCCGAGTTGAACGTGTTGCGCTTGCGAACATCAACGCGCTCCCCAAGGTTGAGAGGCGCAGAACAGAAAAATGCCGTTCCTACTGGAAGCCTAGGAAGTTCTGCCTCAACTACTTTGGCGAAAGGGATGTCGACTTCGCTCTTTATCCAATCCGTGGCCGCTTTGATATCTAGCGGGTGGCTCATTCGGAGCACGGTAAGAATATCGACTTGGGACAGCACGTCTTTGTTCATGCTCGCCGGCCGCTGGGTGATCATCGTGAACCCGATGCCGCGGATGCCGCCCTGCTTGACCAGGCGCGAGACGGTCCCAAGACACTTGTTTTGAAGTAGTCCCAGGGGCTTCTGTGGCGCAAACGTGTCGGCTTCATCCATGAATAGGTGAACCGCCGTGCGATTCAACCGCAGCATCTCCGAAGAGAAGTCCATCACGAATTGAATCTGCTCCTCGGTGTGCAAGTTGCTGACGTCGAAGATTGCGGAGAATCCCTGCTCAATGAAGGCTCTTGCCATAGCTTTGCCTGCGCGTGGATCCAGCGGCGCATCTGAGTGATCTCCCCCAAATACGACAATGGGATATCCCTCACCCTCACCATTCGCAGAGGATCGCAATCCCCACCATGCTGCGGTGGGGTCGAAAACGCCAATCTGCTGCCCAGCTTTGAGAAGTTCCTCAGCTTCTACGCTGGCGGTATAGCTCTTGCCACTACGTTTCCGCGCGAGGATAGCTTGGGTCGACGTTACGAGGTCCACCGCAAGCTTGAACAGGTGCCCGTCGCTCTTCTTACCGATATTCAGCATTACCCTCTCCAATTTGGATCGCAGGCTCGTATGTCGTCGTCGGTGATTCCCAGTTCTGGGTCTATCTCTTGAGGCTTTGGCTTGGGTGCGAAAAGATCAGGATTCAACTTTTCCAGCTTCATTAGCAATTCCAAAACTTCGCCAAGGAAGACATTCACACCGGCCTCAATCTCTGCGATGCGCTTCTCATCTCTAGGTAATCGTGCAATGAATAGTTGGTGGCGTAGTGGCAGCCGGTCGTCAAAAGACGTGAAGTCGCACCACTCGCGCTCTGAGCACACTATCTCCGCGTAGCACTGATCCCGATGCTCTTCTGGAACCACACCGTCTAGCATCCATTGGATATGCTTTTGGGTCGTGGGGCATTTTCCCTCCCAGACGCCATCCTCGCTAATCAATCCGTCCGGCGAAGCCATGAACCTAGTGATGGTGGGGTGCACCGCAATTCCTACTTGCTCCACAGAATTACCCGTTTTGACTTCGTAGGCAGCGCGCGCATACTTCTCAGTGACGATGCCGTGTTCCATCGCTGGGGTTACGTAATGTTCCACCGCAAAGCCGGTAAGTATCTCGCTAACCGTGTCGATCAGGTATTTCTTTCGCTTTTCAGACGGCTGCCCATTCTTTAGGAAGTCCATCACATCCTTGATGCGGGATCCAGTGCACTGGCCAACCCGCATCTCCAGCCACTCAGCTGTACCCTGCTGCACATTTATCAGACTCATGAAAGTTCTGCCTTTCGCTTGTCTTTGATTTCAAGGAAACTTGCCATCGCATGCTTGTCCCCCATTGCTTGAGCCTTTTTATAGGCTTCGATGTAGACGCGCTGTAGAGATGCAAGAGTATCTGCGTTTTCTATGGCATCGCGATACTCAAGGTACTCCATCTCCACAAGCCCTGGACCGCTTGGTGTATTGCCGTCCGTATCATCCTCGCCCACTGCTACATTGAAAATCATCTTTAGCAGATAGCGCATGCCGTAAGAAGTTGCCGCGCCAGAGGCATGCGTCTTGGTCATGACATCGCCACCTTTAGCGCCTTTACCATCGTTCGGCATGTCTTTTTGGTACATCTTGCTATAGCCACCGTGGGTGACTTCGCAGAGCACGCGTTCATGATCTGGAAGTGGGCAGTCGGCCGTGTTGAAGGAAAGGGCAAATCCTTCTTTGGAATAAATTGGCCGCAAAGCTCTATCCAATTTGGCGTAGGATGCATACTTGCTCTTTGTCTGCGGATTGTTCATGTCTGCCCGAATAGGTGTCATTGCCGACTGCGCCCTTTGCATGGCATCGTTGAACTCAATCTTGTCCTGGTACACCATCATCTCCCGTTGTTGGGCGAGGATGCGGTCTACCACCTCAAGTGCCGCGCCATGTTCGATGGCGACCATGAAAGCGCGGCTAAGCATCTCCATGGGCGTGATAGCCGTCTCGCGTGGTGGAGATACTTCCAGTTCAGTGCTCACTTTGACTCCTTCGGAAAGCACCGCGCACGAACCTCAGCGGCGATGGTTGGCAACTTAGTTTCGGACAGCGCTTTCTTCTCTGCAACAGAGAAGCGCGCAAAGACTACCTCGGTAAGCTGAGACTTTGGTCGGCCGACCTTCTTTTTCTTAGCGGTAGTCATCGCGTCCCTTCTTCATGGGCACCTGGTAGCGGTTGTTTTCCAGTTTTTCGTGCACGATTGAGGCAATAACCACTGCCACGCAAAAGTGCACGAATATTGCCGCCGCCGGGTTGCCATGCCAAAACATCCAATAATATTTCACTCGAACCCTCCTAGATCAATTTCGCAACTTCTTCAATCCCATCGAGCTTGGCCTCAAACTCTGTCTTGCGAAGATCAATGGTCTCCAACTCCGGTGCGTTCTCATACCAGTGCTTTTGGATACTAGCGTAGGTCTCGACTACATCCTTGACCTCTTCGCGGGCGCGCTCTTGGCCGATCCGCACACCGTTGATCCAGATAACCCGGCCCGATATTGCAGCACCAGCGGTGAAGCCTACGGTGATGAGGATTGTCCCGATCATGCAAGCTTCTCCGCAGCGCACTGCGTGTTCCACAGCTCGCCGTCAATGACAACCACGCTATCCTTTGTGCGCCACTCCCATACGCCGGTGTGCTCCAGGTCGAGCTCATCTTCGCCGCAACCGCAAGTGATCAGTGGTGCGCCGCCGATGATGTGCTCTTCGCACACGATCAGCTCGCCGAGGGGAGTATCGACCGTGGCAAAGGTATCCTCGTCCAGGTCGATGTGCCGGTGACCGCATTTGTTGGCATAGAGGCACGGTTTAGATAGGTCGCTGGGGCTGTACTCTGCGGGGGTTTCGCGGGTCTCGGAGTGGAGTTGGTGTCTCACAGTTCACCTACCTTCTCAAGGATTGCGCGGATGCGCGTGACGTGCTCTCCCATCCATAGAACCCGAGAATCTTCCGCGCCATCGTAGCGATTGTCCAACTCGTCAAAAATTTCTTTTAGCGCACTTATCATTTCAGGGATGGGCGATTGATCTTCGGGACTCGCCTGCCACCTGAAGGATTCTGAAGAAAACTCCATACGGCTATGCGTGCGATATTCCTCAGACATGCTTGGGTCAAAGTGATCGAAGTGGATAATGTCACCGTCGATCGCCACAACCCTAAAACACAACGGAGCGCGACCCTTTACCGGGTATTCGCCACCTACTCGAATCGGCCATGCTGCAGTTTCAGTTGCCATAAATCCTCCCTAGTTTGTTGCTGGAATCGGTTCGAGCCTTACAGGATGCGCCCAAACCAGTCTGCCGTCGCTGTCATGCCGAACGAGTACATCTCCAAACACTGCATCGATCCGACCTGTCACTACGATGCAATCGAACTTGCTGCCGTTTGGTGCGGTATAGCGCATTGGCATATTTGGGATCATGCCGCCATCGTCCAGCGTGTAACGATTTTCAGGCGGCGCTGCATCCTACGAGTAATCGCCCTGTATTTCGCACGCGGTTGGCGCTTTGCCTCAATAAGTGCAATCTTCGGCTTGTGCGGCTGAAAGACGTAAGGCGAAGCTACATTCGGACTTGCCATCACAACTCCTTCAAGGTTCCGTATCGCTGACATGTTGGCTTTGTGCATCTCGAGGGCTTACCATCTCTCCCCGCTACCCTCTCCCCACATGCTGTGCATTGATAAGCAACCCATGGGCGGAGAGGAACCTTTGGCGCAAGCCTAAGCTGCTTACCAGGAGAAGTTCGCATAGCCAGAGAAGATCGGGCCAAGGCTGTAATCCAGAATGCCAGAGACGACCGCAAGCACTACGCCGCAGATCATGATGATGGGGAAATTGTCGTTGTAGAAGTTCCGAAGGTTGGTCATTTGTTGGGCCCTCACGCCCGCTGTTTCGATGTTGAAGCTACTCTAATCCTTTCGCTTGCAAAAATGCAAGAGAAATTATCAACTATTTTCGTGCTATGTTGAACACGTCCCCTAGCGGCGCCTCACACGCGGCTGGGGGCTTACTATTTCACTTGCTAAATGGGTGGGTATGGTGCATAGTTAGGCATCCTGTGAGGAGGACTGCATGACCTGCTCTGATTTACTCATACGCGTTATAGAGGCTGGACCGCAAGGTTTACGCCGCGACCTAATATCCGACCTTCCAACCCTCGAATACCTTCAGAATCTAAAACTTGTGACTGATACCTGCATTCCGTACTGGGCTGGGCCTCGCATATTTGTGCGCGCAGAGAGAACCGGCCATTATGGCGTTATTGAGAATATTTCATCTTGGAGGAGTTGTCGGTGAGCGGCGTAAAAGTCTACCGAGATGGGCGGGAATGTTGCCAAGATAACGCTGCTGGCCGCAGAGAGTACAAAGCGCGCATAGCCCTCATGTGGGAGCGTCAGCTAGGCTTATGCGCTATTTGCAGACGTGCAATAGCTCTTGAGGAAGCCACGTACGAGCACGCAATCCCTAGGGGACATGGTGGCGGAAACCGCAATGATGCCTGCAATTTTCCCGATGGGCGCTGGCGGAATGCAGCAACGTGCTGGAAATGCAACTCAGCCAAGGGTTCAAAGCGGTATGAGTGGGTGGACAGCTGCTTCGTGCCCATCGGATCAAAGATTGTGTTTGGAAACGAGGATCAACCATGGCTGTAGACCTGTTTATCCCACCTGCTGGTGCAATGCAGTTTGAGCTAATCCCGAACGGCATCGACGATTCACCGAGAGCCGCGCTCCAGTGGGCGGATAAAGAGTGTGATGTTATCTGGGTGCACATGCCGCCTCTATCGAATCCTCGGTGCAGTTGCCCGGTCGCTTACAGTGTGGTGCTTGAGTCGCTTCCATCCCGCATGAGAGCTATTGCGGAGATGAAGATGCGCGCGTGCAGCAATGCTTCGCGAATCCTGGTCTGCAATTGTATGGGCCGACTGATTGAATAATTCTCTTGCTCTCTAAGGCAACCACGTGCAATAGTGGTGCATCGTCCGCCAAGGTCGATTACTGCGTAGCGGCTGGGAGAACTCGAAGGCTCCCGGCCCTCGCTTGCTCTACTTCGAGAGAGGAAGATATGCCTAAGCCCCGCAAGAGTCCAGAGGACGTGTGCATTGAGTACGCCATAGCCGCAGAAGCTGTGCGGGAACAAACTCGCATTATCCGAGCAAATCGCTGTACTGTTGCTGACCGACCATCCGAGCGCAGTTATACCGAAGGGTCAATGACGCCCTGCTTTGACGACGAGGGGCTAGACCGGGATGAATGGTGCGAGGCCTGTAAGGTGCGCGAGATAGCCGTAGCAGCCCGCAAGCCAGCCCGCCAGCGCATCAAGACCGCCAAGCGCAGCATAGAGGCCGTGGGGAAGCGCCTGAACGCGGAGGTGAGCCATGTCTAAGCACATCCCTTGCGTCTTCCGCCCCATTCCCGCAGGACCAAAGAAGGATACCGGCATCTGGATCGTCAAGAATGGCTCACAGAGCATCGTCCTCGGCACGGTGAAGTGGTGGGCGCATTGGAGGCGCTACTGCTTCTTTCCTGAGGCAGACATGCTCTTTGACGCCAACTGTTTGTGGGATATTGCGGATTTCTGTGCACGCACGACCACTCAGCACAAGGAAGCTCGGGAGGCTCGCAATGTCTGAAACTGCCTATTACCCCACAAAGCGAGAGTGGGTAGAAGCATACCTCGCATGGAAAACTGCACACCCACACCTTGCCACGGAAGCGATGAAGCCCTTCCGGTCCAAACTGGTGCGCGGATGCAGGCGGAAGGCTTGGCACCCCTCCTACGCTGCGGCTATGGCCATTGTGGAGAAGCTTGAGTGCCGGCCTGGGCGTGTTGTGCATGCCTACCGATGCGATTTATGTGGAAATTTCCACGTTGGTAACACTTCAGCTGCGCTAATGGGTAAGAAGGATCTGAAGTGTGCAGCCTGTCATCTAGGTTTCTGCCAGCACTGCACTGGGTGTGCGTGCACGAAGAATGTTCACGAATAAATTTCACTTGTAACGCAGCTACTTTTGCAGTAAGGTGTGCAGATGCAAATTACATCATTCGTCCCGCTGCCCCCACGCGCCGGCCGTCCGCCCAAATACGATTGGGAGTCGATGGGTGTGGGGGATTCATTCTTTCGGGAGGGCATCAGCGTCAATTCGATGTCATCTTGTGCAAACAGAGCAGGTAACCGTCTCGGTATGACATTCACATGCCGCACCGTTTGCGAGGGCGGCGCTGAGGGCGTTCGAGTGTGGAGAGAGTCCTAGATCATGGCAGAACGCCTTGCACCTCTTGATTACTACAAATGGCACTGGAAACGCTTTAGGCTTAGCCGAAACGTCCAAAGACTTCATTACGTAGCCCGCGGCTTCTATCGCGAGCTTCTAGATGAGCAATTCGCTGAAGGTTTCATCCCAGATGATATACACCTGTTGGCAGATATTTGTGGGTGTCCGGTTGCTGTGATGCAAGAGCATTGGGACTCACTAGAGAAGTTCTTCCCTTTGGCAGAGCCCGGGCAGCGGGTCAATCCCAATCAAGAATCACACAGGACTGAACTTGATCAAAAGCGTGCCGCACAGTCAAGGGCAGGGCAACTTTCAGCCGCATCAAAGGCGAAGGCTAAATCAACAAACGTTGAAGGTTATTCAACGAACGTTGAACCCAATTCAACGGATGTTAGTGAATCTCCAACATCAACTAACAACTGTTCAACACTGGATGAAGAATTTCCAACAGATGTTCAACCAGAAGAGAAGAGAAGAGATAGAGAGAAGAGTAGAGGAGAGAAGAGACCTTCTCGCTCCAAAGTCGCGAGCGTTCCTGATCCACGGCACACACCATTCCGGACCGCTTTTGAGAAGTACTTCCTGTTTATGAATAAGGGGGTTCAAAAGGCTCCATGGCACCCTTCTGACGGGAAACAACTATCAGAATTCCTAAAAGCAAATCCCACGTTCACCACAGAGCAGTGGGTGAAGATGCTGAATAATCGCGTGCGCAGCGACGTAACGCATGGAGAAAACCTGCGCGCATGGGTGGGTAGAACCCTAGTTTGGGCTTCTGGACCCACAGATGCACGAGGAAAGCAAATAAATGGAGGAAACAATGCCCGACCAGCCACTACAGCCATTGACAGCGCTAACGATCAACTCCTCAGCAACCTACGATCAGAAAGTATGGATTCTGGAGGCCATTTCTCTGGCCGAACGATTGAAGCCAGGGACGCCGGTGTTGGATCTGAAGGCGCGGGAAGCGCTGGTGAACTTGTACTGCGCGCTGCTGATTGAGATTGGGCAAGAGCGCTTTGAGGAAGCGTTTCAGCGCGTGCTGAACTCCTCAAAGTTCCGCCCAGACATCTCAGAGCTGCGAGAAGCGGCCGGCGCGCCAATGCAGAACCCGTACCATGTGCAAGCGCTTGAGGACCTAAAGACATTGTTCATCATCATGCGGGAGCACGGAAAGACGATCAGGCCCACGCGCCAGAAGGACGGGAGCACGCTAACCCCGCCGCGCTTGAATGAAACAACCGTGCTAACGTGCAGAGAGTTGGGGTTTGGCGACGCTTACGCAGGGTTTGAGTTCGTGTACAACCATCCGGCTTTGGACATCGCGCGAGGGCTGAATGAGACCGCAGAGCTACCTTTTCGGTCCGCAGAGAAGATCGAAGCCAAGTTTGTGCAGACATGGGTGAAGGTGAACACCAAGTGAAGCCAACAATGGGAAGTCTCTTTGCTGGCATTGGAGGCTTCGATCTAGGCTTTGAACGCGCTGGTTTCGAGACAACCTGGCAGGTAGAGATTGATCCGTGGGCGCGGAAAGTGCTTGCGAAGAACTTCCCGAACGCAGAAAGGTTTGAAGATGTCCGAACAGTTGGAGCGCACAACCTCAAGTTCGTCGACGTTATCTGCGGCGGCTTCCCCTGCCAGGACATCAGCAACGCCGGTCTGCGTGCCGGTATTGAGGGAGCACGTTCAGGACTCTGGAGCGAGTATGCGCGAATCATTCGCGAGCTACAGCCCCGATTCGTCCTCGTGGAGAACGTCGCAGCTTTGCTTGGACGGGGAATGGGCCGAGTTCTCGGAGACCTGGCCGAAATCGGGTATGACGCGGAGTGGGAGGTCGTATCCGCTGCCGACGTCGGCGCGCCGCATCTCAGGGAGCGCATCTGGATACTGGCCTACCCCTGCGGCACAATCGCCGGGCGCGGGACCGAACAATTCAAAGGTGGAGAACCTGTTGACGGGCAGCCGACACAGCTTCTATCTGAGCCATGCGGTGGAAGCGGAGAGGCGAAAGCCTGGGATCATTACAGGGATGTGGCCCACGCCGGACACAAGGGGATTCTCGAACGAGGGTGGGATAGCGGCACTGGCGCGGAAGACAGATTCGATGGACGAGCTAAGGGGGATGTCCTATCGAGCGAACCAGCGCCACAGGGATCGAGCTATGGCGAAGATGCTACCGTCGCCGACGGCGAGCAACACGAAGGCGGTTCACCTGCGCACGAATGGGCGACCGCCGCGGAGCTACCTGCCGACGCCAACGGGGACAATGGGCGAGAAAGGCGGGCGAGGCGACTTGCTGGCGATTGTGCGGACGGGCAAGGTGAGCGGTCGGAAGCACTGGCCGACGCCGGCCGCGCAGGACGCGAAGAACTCGACGCTGCCGCAGTCGCAGTCGCAGTCGCAGAGGGGTTCGATACCTGGGGCGCTGCTGAGGGAAGGTTGCCCGGTTGGTGGGCAGTTGAACCCAGTGTGGGTCGAGTGGCTAATGGGATACCCAAGCGGGTGGACAGACTTAGGGGACTCGGCAACGCCGTAGTGCCGCAGATTCCAGAAATGTATGCACAGCGTATCAAGCAACTATTGGAGAATTCATGATCAACACCAGCATCTACCGCCCAGGCATAGCAAATGAGCTCGCCAAGATCGAGAATCTGCCCAAAGACTCACGGCGCCGGCAGAAGTCACAGCGTTGCACAGTGGGCAAGCATGACACCTGCAGCGGTAAGCGGCTGGATAAATACATGCGGATTCGGGTTCCGTGTGCTTGCAGTTGCCACGACACGCCCGTAGTAATGGACCCCACACTCTAGGAGGAAGAAATGGAATTTCCCAAAACGTTCGATGAAATGAAGGCAGCAAAGTACACTTTCGACAACGATGCGACCTGCAGAGGTTGCGGAGATGAAATCGAGTGGTGGATCACACCGACGGGTAAAAAGCTCCCCATGAACCCCATGACGAGCGGTAACTCTCCAGCCATAGCGCACTGGGCGACATGCGATAACCCGCCAGAAAGGAAGTTATGAATTTCGATAAAGAGGTCGCTTGGGCAACTGGATTTTTTGAGGGAGAGGGAACGGTCAGTGTAATGAAGCCACGACAGCGGAACTGGGGCTCGCTGTGTGTCTCAGTCGTCAACACGGAAAGGCATTTAGTTGAGTTTTTTCAAAGTCGCTGGGGAGGTAGGATCCGCGAAATGAAGATGTCAGGAAACCGCAAGAGGGCATGGAGGTGGACGCTCTCTTCGCGGCAAGCGGCCAAGTATCTCGCGGACATCCAACCCTACGTATTCGGACAGAGGATGAAAGATAGGGTTTTCTTGGGGCTTGCTTTCCAGGACAACAAATGGTCCATGAATCGCCATGTTTCGGAAGCGGAGCGCGAGGATTACTGGAAGGCTAACGTTTGGTATTGGAGGCAGTTCTACCACCTCAATCGCCGCGGTTTGTGCAGCGATGCTCCAAGCTTTCGCAAATAGTCGGGCCACAAATCCACAACGAGGTAAGGCAATGTTCCTAGCTATCGCACTGGCAGTAAGCGGATTTTGGCATTACAACTCCTTCGCCAACGAACTCCACTACGTCATCCCAACCGGCCAAACCTGCGGAGCCATCGGCAAGTCCTCTGGTGGCATGTTCTACGCGGACGTAATGGCCTCTGGTGGTGCCGAGTCCTCCGGTTCGACGGAATTCAACACGATCGACGCAGCAGAGCGCCACGTCGAGCAGAAATGTCGTGCACGATGATTGACTTCTTCCGGTTCATCTTCAGCATGGCGCTGGCGTTTGTCATCGTATTCTGCATCTTTTGGGGAGCATTCTTCCTCATTTTCTGGGGATTTCAGGTGATAAAAGCATTGTGGCAAATCCTGTAAAAGCGAATTCTCTCTAGATGAACCACGGGAGATAACCATTTAGGCCCAT